GGCCGTGCCGGCGATTCGCCAACGCGCCGAGCCGGCCCGGTTCAGCGCCTGCAGGGCATCCCATGGCAATGCCGCGCCACGCCGATCCGCGCGCACGGCGTGCCGCCAGCCGCCGCTGATAGATACGCTCAGCATCAGATCACCTCTACAGGCACGGGACCATGCGCAATGGGCTGGAAATATCTGCGCGCGACGGCGCGGGCGGTACCGAGCGGCTGCGAGGGGTTTTCCCCCTCCGCCGCCCACCAAACCGGCTCCACGGATGGCAACTGCCCGGCCTCGGTGATCTCGTACACCCAGCCGGCGTACTGGGTCGGGCGGATGCGCTGGCCTACCTGCACCGCGAGATCTGCCACGAACACCACGCCGTAGTCATCCACCCCGATGGCGTAGACATCGCCGCCCACCACCCGCACGTCGATATCACCACTGCCGCCCGGTGTCGGGCCGTAGCCGGCCAGGCGCCACTCGCCATCGGCCGGCCGCTCGACCAGCACGATCTCGCGATTGGCTGGTAGGCGCTCGACGCGGACGAGGCCCGACACCTGGCCGGGGTCGCCCTGCTGCCCACCCTCGCCGCTGGTGATGTTGTAGGTATAGGTCCCGGAAGCGGCGAACGACATGTACAACGCTCGGGCGCGCCGTGGCGGCGCCGGGTCGTCCCCGGTAACCAACCACTCTCCCTGCGCCAGCAGCTCGGCCAGGTCGAGCTGTTGCACTGCAGTGAACTCGCCGGCCTCGGCCTGGAACACGAGGTCGAGTTTCGTAACGCTTTGCCAGTCCCGGTAAACGCGGAGCGTCTTCGGACCCAGTGTCACTTCCCCGTCCCGCAGCAGCCGAAAACGGACCGTCACCCGCGGGCCTTCGCTGTATACCGGCACGCTGACGAGGAGCGCCATTGTGGCTACTGTCATCACCAGAACTCCGGGTTGGTCGTCAGCAATACGGAGATCGCGTGGTAGTAGTAGGCCCGCCCAACCAGATAATCGTGCCCATCGCCGAGATCCAGGACAGTGTTCATTGTGCGTGTCGTTAATGCTGGCCCGCCCAGCGCCTGCGACACCGTGCTGGTGTACTCATGCAGTAGCCTCGGATCAACTGCCAAACCCTTCAGCTTTCTCGCCACCCCCGACGACACCCATATCAATGGGGCAAGGGCAACATCAGGAAGCACGCTGCCAGCCAGTAATTCGCCATATTGGGTGTAGCCGGTGCTTGCGACTCTAGTGCCCGGCATTGAGACCGTAATGCTAGCCGTATCCACCAGCAGCCCCGTGTCCGGAAATTGCAGCGCTGTGAATCCTGACGAGCCGAAACCAGCCAGGTTTAAGTTGGCAGTAAAGGACGCGGTGTTTGAACCTCCGACGCAAATCAGATCACCTGCCGAGTCGTCCCCACAGTAGAGAGGGGCCACGGCATCGTATGCATAGCCCGCCGAGCCTGTAACCCCCTGTGCGGTGGTTGAGCCAATCCCACTCGGCGACAGCACGAACGCGCTCTCATCCGCCACAATCGCCCACGTGGTTGACGCCTGGTTGTAAACCAAGGCCCTCACACTGTAGCGCTGAGGAGCGGAACTATTGGCAGCCACGCCGCTACGAACGCCGTCGCCGATAATTTTCCCGCTGGCGTCGACACCCTCGAACGTGGCGGCGAGCCACACTGTAACCACCGTGGGGGCACTGCTCTCAGACACGAAACACACATAACCGCTGTGCGTCCCTGGGCGCAGGATCAAGGAAGTGGTGGACTCATAGATCAGTTCCCAGCCAGCGGCCGGAACTGATCCGTACCCGTCTACCAGCGCCGCCTTGAGGATCGCCTTGAACGCCTCGAATTGAACCACCGTTGTAGCGGTGGAATAGGTCAGCGCCGGAGCACCGGCCTGATCTCGGTGATATACCCTAGCCATCAGTCTGCATCCCCCCTCACCTGCAATTCGAACTGATCATCGTCGACCGTGCCCTGCCCGCTGATGACGGTGCGGATGCACCACATCGGGCCGAGCGCCGAGTCGGTGTTGAACCGCACCGCGTTGCCGGCAGCCCAGCCACTGCCCCAACCCTCGCGCCGGATCGTGAAATACGGCTCGCCGGTCAGGGCGTTGATGGGTGCGCAGTCGGTCGAGGTGTTGCCGGTGCTGATCACGCCCAGTTGCTCCTCGACCACGTTGAACGCCGCGGCACTGGTGAACACCAGCGCCCACCGGCCCGAGATACCGCCGGCGTTGGTGATGATCGGCGGGTAGCTGAGGCTGTTGTATTGCGCCGTGGTCGTGTTGCCGATCGGCGCGTCCGTCCAGTTCGGCGCGCCCTGGCTCCACGTCTGCTGGGTGAACCAGGTGTGGATCCGCGATTGCAGGTCGCCCCAAGCCACCGCGCTGGAGGCCTGCGCTTCGCCAGCCGGCAGGTCCCAGGGCAGCGGCGAGCTGATGCCCAGTTCGCCGGTGATCTGCACCTCGGTCACCAGCGCCATGTGCTCCACCCGGTCGCGCACGATCAGCGGCAGGCCCACCGGGTTGCCCTCGGCGTCCTGCAGCACGAGCGGGTTGGCCCAGGTCACGGTGCCGTTCGCGCGATCGGCGCTGTAGGACTCCGCGCGCAGGACGGTGCCGGCGCCGTCGACGACCTCGATTTCCGTCTGCTGGTCGCGCGCGAGCTGCAGCGTGTCCCCTGCCGTTGGCGAGGCCACCAGCGTTTCGGCGGTGTGGTGGATCACCAGCACGTCGCCGTCGCGGTAGATCGGCACGCGCCCATCGGCCGGTAGCCGAACCGGGTCGAGGCCCAGCAGGCCAGCATCGAGCGGCAAACGGGTTTGCACCACGGCGTTGTAGCGCAGCAGCAGCGGGATGACAGGCACGTCGCTGGCTCCCGTCTCATCGGCAGGGTTCGAGGTGAAGCGCAGGCGCGTGATGCCCGTGGCCGCGTCGACGGTGCCGTGCACGATGCCGGTGGCGAACTCGCCGTTGAGGTTCGCCGCGGCGGTGACGACCTCGGCGGTATCCGTGCGCACAACGGTCACCTGCATGCTGCCGGCCCGTAACGGCGAACCCGGCGTGCGGAACGTCGCGCCGGTGACGCTGAACCCGGCCGAGGCGGTCAGGCAGGCCAGCAGTGTGACCGCGCCGGTGGCGTTGCCGGTGTAGCTGTTCAGCGTGGCAACACCTGAAACATAATCGACACTGCCCACGGCCGTGCCGCCGTTGGTGTTGGTGGCCACGTCGCGGTACAGGATGCCGCTGCGGTCGGTGTACAGCGCGCCGTTCCAGCTGAACAGCAGCGAGCCCGGGACGATGGCCTCGGCCACACCCGGCAGCAGTTCGACGGTGATCGGCGGCTGTGCCTGGCTGCTGGTCTGCGGCTCAGTGCTGACGGCATCGGCCTGCGCCGCGACGCTGATCGTACCGCCGAACTGCTCGCGCACCTGCACTGGCGTGGTGATCAGCACCGGTTCGGTGATACGGCCCAGGATGCCCGGGCGCGAGCTATTGCTGTAGGTGTACTCCACATAGTCGTACAACTGCGCGACCTGCAGGGTGACCTGGCCCGTGCTGTAGTTGATGGTCCCGGCGCGGCCGCCCTGCCATCCGCCGTTGCCGTTGTCGTTCGCACTGTTGGCCAGGTCGCGCAGCCCATCGTATACCGGCAGCGCGTTGCCGCTCTCGATCACGTCCCAGTTGATGGCCGGCGCAGCCTGCCGTCGGGTGGTCATCCAATCCACGCGGACGGAACCCGGTTTGAGCGGCGCGCCCGGAATCGTGAACGTAGCCATGCCGGTGCCGTCGCTGGTGACGCTGAGCGCATCGCTCTCGACCGCGCCTTGCTCGTAGGTGTAGACAATGCCGCCGGACGGGGTTGCGGCCAGCTCCATGACGATCTCCCCGCTGGCATAGGCGATGGTCCCTGTGCCGCCGCTGCCGCTGAGCACGCCCTGGCCGTTGTCCGTCAGGGTGCGTTCGGTGCCCGCGGTGAACGTCACCGTGACCGAGCCCGGCAGCACGCCGCCGCCTGGCAGGGTGTGACGCACCTCCAGCTTCGGCACCACGCTGCCGCCAGCCCGTTGGGTGATCGCATTGTCCGCCGAGCTGACGTAGCTGTAGATCAGCGAGCTGCCCACATCGGGCAGCGCATTGAGCGTGAGCGATACCGAGCCGGTGGCCAGGCTGATGGTGCCGGCGCCTTCGCCGGTCAGCAGGCCGTCGCCGTGGTCGCGCAGCTCGTACCACTTGCCGAGTGCCATGTAGCTGACCGACAGCGTACCGGCGCGCGGGATGGCGTCAGCCAGGTTCAGGGTGTACACGTAGCCCCGGTTGCCCAGGGTTATCTCCAGCTCGCCGGTAACGGTGTCGCCAGTTGCCGCCGCGCCCGGGCGATAGCTGCCGGTGGCGGAGCCCGTCCAGCTCGTGCCGGTGCGCACCAGGGTTATCTCACCGGTCTGGTAGTCGATGCGGCCGGAGCTGATCCAGTTGCTGCCGCTGACATAGCGCAGGCCGCCCTTACTGTCGTCGGCGAAGCTGCCGCCGTTGGCGGTGATGCTCAGGGTGCCCGGCGCACAGCCGGTACCGAGGAAGGTGCGCGACTCGCCCGCCACCGCACCGGCGGCAACGGTCAGGTTCACCGAGCGCGACGGGCCAGCCGGCAGATAGAGCTGCCGCTGGTAACCACCCAGCACGTCGACCAGGGCGCTCTCCTTCGTGGTGCTGGGCACCAGCTGGCTGTACACCGACTGCACGCGCAGGTTGAGCGAGCCGGCCGCAATGGCCTCGGCCAGCGGGCTGATGCCGTAGTAACGGGCCGCGTCCGCTACCTGGGTGGACAACACGCTGGCCTTGGCCTTGCCATCCAGCGCGGTGGACGAGGTGCCGGCGGGCGTGACCTGGCCACCCGGGTATTCATTGAGCAGCGGCGCGCTGATCGAGAGATCGAGGCGGCGCCGGGTGAAATTGACGAAATTGCCGTTGCCGTAGTCGTACACGAACTGCTCCAGGCGAGCATCCACCCCGGTCAGGCGCACGTACTGCGAGGTGCTGGCGGTCACCAGCTGGAACACGTCGCCGATCTCCGGCACGCGCTGTTCCTCGCGCTGGACGCAGGCGATGGCGCGCTGGCCGGCCAGCTGGGTGCCCAGCAGCTCGAACTGCGCGGTGGTCGCCGCGGCCACGTAGCTCTCGATCGCGTTGCGCGCATCGCGGCGCTCGTCGGTCTGGCTGCCGGTGTTGAACAGCAGCACGCTCACACGCGGGTCGGCTGGCGCCTGGGTCACGATGGCGTGCGCGCCCAGGTAGGCATCGGCGTTCTGCGTCATCGGCCCGCCGAACAACTTGCGCAGGTTGATGCGGCCGGTGGTACGGTCCAGGCGGCTGATGTCGGGGAATACGTTGTTCACTTCGCCGGATACCACGGCGTTGCCGGTGGCGCGGCCGCCGCCGTCGTCTTCGTCGGTCAGGCGTTGGCTCTTGAGCAGCTTCACATCGGTGACGGTGATCGTCATGCCATGAATCTCCAGGCAACAAAAAGCCCGCACGGGGCGGGCTGTCAGGGTTCGGGATCTGGTTCGGGTTCAGGGCCGGGCGGCGGCGCCACGGTGATCAGGCGCAGGGTCAGTTCATGCAGCCAGTCGGGTGACGGGGCCACCCGGCGGAACAGCGGCGCGGCCTGCACCGCGGCGCCGGCGGCGCGGTTCCAGGTGACGTAGTGCGTGGCACCGGTCGGCAGGGTCAGCAACATCACCTGCCGCGGCAGCGCCGCGCGGGCCTCCAGCTCGCGCACCGTGGCCAGGGTGAACCAGGCGCCGCCGTTGCTGCTGAGCGTGATCGGGCGCCCGTAGAGCTTGACGCCCTCCTGAATGATCAGCGCCCCGCTCAGGCTGCGTTCCTGTTCCTGCTCGACCGCGTTCCAGTCCCATTCGTCTATCCATTGCAACTGGTCACCGCCCAGGTCGGGATCATCCGCCAGGTCGATATCATCCAGGGTCAACGCCATTACAGAGCCCTCAGCCCGGCCTGCTCGAGGATGCCGAGCAGGTTGGTTTCGTCAGTGTCACTACTCACCGCCACGTCGACAGGCTGCCGGCCGGGCACCTCCAGGCGGATGACCTTGCTCGGCGCCTGCGCCTGTTGCTGCGGCGCGGGCTGTTGCTGAGCCTGCTGCTGGGCGTCGATGCGTTTCTGCTGTTCCTCGCGTTGCCGCTGCTGCGCCGTTTCGGCCTCGATCTGCCGGAGCATGCCAAGGGCGCGCGCGGCATTGGCCACCGCCTGGCTGTCGCCCTGGGCATTGGCCTCGGCCATCTGCGCCTCCAGCTCCCGCCGGCGGCTGGCGAAGCGGCGCCGCTCGATGTCCTCGGTGCGGCCCTGTAGGTTGTCCAGCTCGTCCTGCAGGGATTCCAGCGTGCTGCGCGTGGAGTCGCCCAGTTGCTCCATCCGCTGCTCGGCCGCGGCGATCGCCGATTCCAGGCTGCCCAGGTCCGAGTCATCGAGCAGGCTCAAGGCCCGGCGCATCGAATTGGCCGAGCGCACGAACTCGCGCGCCGTGAGATTGCCGCGCTCGTAGTCGGCCATCAGCGATTGCAGCGCGCTCTTCTGCCCGAGGAACGCCTGCTGCGCCTGCAGGCTGGCCTGCTGGGTCTCCAGCGCCCAGCGGCCGAGGCTGCTCATCATCGGGTTGGCCGCAGCGGACTGCAGCTCACCCAGCGAGCGCGTCACCCGGTCCAGCGAGTCGCGGGTGGATTCCAGGCTGCCGGTATCGATCGAGACGTCGACGCTGCTGATGCCGCGCAGCCGGTCGTAGAACTCCAGCGCCGCGGCGCTCATGGCGGCCAGCGGCTCCCGGGCGCGACTGACCACGCCCGAGAAGAAGCCCTCGAACGAGGACATATCGCGTTTGGCTTCCTCGCTGCCCTTGCGCCGCAGCTCCATGGCCTCGCCACTGGCGCGCCGTTCCTGCTCCATGCGCTTGCCGCTTTCGCGGCGCAGTTGCTCGCTGGTGACGATGGCGCCGCTGTCGGACTTGTTCTTGTCGTCCTGGGCCTTCTTGCTGCCCTCCAGTGCTTGCTTGAGTTCCTTCTGGCGGGAGGCGGCCTTGGCCAGCTCGGTGTTGTACTCAGCGGCGGTAACCTGGCCAGTGTTGTACAGCCCCTGCAGGGCCGTGCGGATGGCGGCTATGTCGCGATCCGTCTTGGCATCACTGATGGCCCGCTGAACGTCTGTCAGCGACTTGAGCTCACGCCCGAACACCTTGACGGTATCGCCTGCCTTGGCGCTTTCCTTCTCCAGTTCGCGGATGGCCACAGCCGCAGCGTTGTGCCCGTCCTGCCATTGCTGCAGGGTAATGATGCCGGCGTTGTACTCATCACGCAGGCGTACCTGTTCCTTGCGCAGTTGCTCCAGTTCAGTCGATGTGCGCTTAACGTCATCCGCCACCGTCACAAAGCCGCGGCGCTGCTCCAGCACCTGCATAGCCTGAGCGAGCTCATCGGCGGCCAGTTGCGAATTACGCAGGCCCGCCTCGACCTCATCGAGATCGGAGGCGGTCTCGGCAAAGCTGATCGCGGCAAGCGCCTGCTCCAGAGTGGCAATATTGGAGCGGAAGAACGCGGCAATCTCATTACCCGTCTGCTGCATCGAGCGGCGGGTTTCCTCTGCTGCTCGCTGTGCCGCTGCCACCTGCCGGTCTGCGCTACCTTCGGCAGCCTCCGCCACACTGCGCCAGGTGGCGGCAATATCAGAGCCATCCTGTGCCACTTGACTGGCCAGCATCTTCATCATGCCCAGGGCCGTATCGCGAGCACTTTCCAGGCCTTTAACGATCGCCTGCCCACCAAAGACATCCGGAATCGCTCGCGCAACCAAGGCCATACCCGACAGCGAAGCCGTGACCAGCCCTGTGAACGCCACTCCGATGGCTGAGATGCCCCCGGTAACCACGTTCACCAGCGCTCGCACCGGCGCCGTGATCAACGTAACCCAACGGCTGGCGGTGTCGATCTTATCGCCGAAGTTGTCCAACCAGCGCGTGGCATCGTCCGTCAGCGACTTGAAGTCGATTTCCAGCAGCTTCTTGGCGAACTCCTCGACGCGCTCTGCGCCCTCAATGAAAGCCTTGCTGATCGCCTCAGCCAGGCGATCGAGGCGGCCATCGTTGGCCATCTCGTCCAGGTAGTTGCTCAGCTCCAGCAGCTTGCGCTGCATGAACTCGAACGCACCAGCATTCTTCACCCGCTTGGTAAAGTCGCCGATCTGTTTGTCGATCGTCTTGAGCAGCCCTTGGAAGGTGCCCATCTTTGCAGCCGCTGCCGAGCCGCCGTAGGCTTCGGTCAGCATGTCCATGATGATGGCCTGCGCCTCGGCCGTTTTGCCGGTGGCCTCCAGCTGCTTCAGCAAACGCTTCTGGCCATCCTCCAACTTGAAACCTTGCCGGCCCAAGGTCGCAATGGCTTCGGACGGCGACTGCAGGGCCCGTCCCACGATCTCTGCCGACTGCTCGACACTGATGCCCAGGCGCTGCTGCTGATCGATGATGATCTGCATGGCGCGCGGGAATTCGGTCGCCGCCACGTCGGTGTAGGACAGCAACCTCGTCTGCGCGGACTGGATCTGCTCAGCGGTCAGCATCGAATTGTCTTCGAGCCGATCAGCCATTTCCTGCAACTGTTGGGTCGTGAACTCGGCCTGGCGGCCTGTCGACGCAAGCGCCGCCTCCAGTTGGGCGAGTGCCTGCTGCTCTTCTGAGCCAGAATCCGCAACGACTCGGATACCCTGCGCCACCAGGCGCAGCCCGCGCTGTACCAAGCCCACCGCAGCGTTGAAAGAAACATAAGCGGCGGCGAAGGCGATCACCTTCTTGGCGCCATTTTCGAGCGCCTGGCTAACCGCCCCTTGGCGGGAAGCATGCTCCGCAGCTGCACGTGCCGCGGCGTTCTGCTCACGCTGCGCGGCCTTGAGCTGGGTGTTGTTATCGGCAAGAGCCTTCTTGGCCTTGTCTACCTCGCCAGCCAGGCGTTGTTGCTCATCACCCAGCTTGTCGGTGTCGATGCCGGCCGCCTGAGCAGACTTTTTCGCCTCGTCCAACTGAGTGGACAAACCATTCAGTTGACGACGCGCCCGCCCAGCCTCGCGCTCTGCTTCCTTAAGCGACTGCTGCAGGCCTGCAGCTTCCGGCGTCTTGTTCAGCGCCTCGCGCAGATCCTCGACTTGCTTCTCGGTCTGCTCGAGGTTGCGCTGCGCCTGAGCGACAGCGCGCCCAGTTTGCTCCAGTGCCCTGCCCAGGCCTTGCGCTTCCTTCGCCTTGTCCAGCGCCTGGCCGAGCTCCTCAGCCTCCTGCCGCAATTTGTTCAGCGCCTCTTCGGACTGCTTTGCTGCAGGCGATAGCTCGTCCTTGCCGCGCAGGACGAACTGAATCAGGCGGTCCTTGATCGACATGCTCTTTTCTCCAGGCAATAAAAAACCCGCCGAAGCGGGTTGTTTTGAAAGTTCGCGGTCAGTTCCAGCCGGTTACACAGCCGTTCTGATCCACGTAAATGAACTGCATATCAACGTTGCCACGATAGTAGACCCACTGATCATCGCCGTTGGAACTGCGGTTGATCTCGCTCGGCGCCCCCCAGGACTGGCGCGCCTGCTTGTCCGTCATACCGACAAACACTTGCTTGCGCACAATCGCCGTCCTGATGTCCTGCTCAGAACCACCATCACAAGCAGAACCACCACCGACAACATTGACCTGACCAGACGCTTGAGCTTGGGGCGCAGCCTGCTCAGCGACAACAGGCACCAGCGCAGGGCCGAGGGACATACCGGCGCCACCACGCTGGACGGTGATTGATTCACCAGCCAAGCCACCAGGGCAAGCGGCCTGGGTAAAGGTCACGTGGCCGCTTTCGTCCACGCACTTGTTCAACTTCGCTGCGCTGGCATCAGCCGTGGCAAGCAGCGCAGCAACAAAAAGATAGCGTCGGTCCATGACAGTTCCTCCCGATAACGGGTCGAATCTACCATCACAACGCCAGCACCGAAACCCGGCAAAGGCCGGGTGCTTTCAGTGAGGCTATGGCTACGCCGTAGCGGGCAGCGTGTTCAGCACGTAGGCATAAGGCCGGCCAGCCGTACCCAGGCGTGTGCGCTTGTAGCCCAGCAGGTTCAGGCAGTGGCCTACGGCGGTTTGTGTGCCTCGGTCATTGACCAGGCCCAGCGCTTCGATCACCTGCTGGCTGCTGAACCCTTGCGGCCAACTGTTGGCCACCAGGTGGGCGCGGATACGCTGCTGCAACTCGTACTGTCGCCGCTGCGGCTCGGGCAAATCCGGCCCATCCAACCATTGGGTGGCGCCCAGCTCGGCAGCGAGGTCTACCCCGGTGGCCCGTTCAGCCGCCTGGTTGGCCCGGGTGGCGGCCAGCCGGCGCGCCATCCCCATGCTGCGGCCGGTGGCGTACAGGGCGCGGAATACCCGGCCAGCGCTGACGATTTCGTCTGCCGCCACGTGCGCAGCCATCGGCACGTTGTCCTGTTCTGGCTCAGCAGCGGGCATCACGTAAGCACCGTGCTTGCGGATGCTGGGCAGCACCTCGGCAGTCACCCACTTCTTAAAGCGTTTGGCCGACTGCTTGCGGCTGCGCAGAATGGCTGAGTACAAGCCGGATTCGTTGATGACCAGCATTTCCTGATCACCACCAAGGGTCGGCACAATCTGCCGACCCTTTTCGTCTTCGTCCAAATTGCGAGTTAGGTCTTTGGCCTCCCCATAGGCAAGCGCCTGGGCAACATCCCCGGCCACCCACCAAGGCTCACCCTCCACCAGCACCACCCGCACGGCGGCGCCATCAAACGAGAATTCCATCGGCAGGCTCATTGCTTGGCCTCCAGCATTCCGTTCACCGAGGCATTGACCAGCGCGTGGGCGCTTTCCAGCAGGTAAACCACGGCCCAAGACCGGGGGTCGCTCGCTTCCATCGCCACATCAACAGCATCATGGCGCGCGGCGGCCAGCAGAGCAGAGGCGCGCTCCAGCGCATCGGTCACCGGTACGCTGGGCATTACATCGAACAACTCGGCGTAACGCGTACTGCGGCTTCCAGAGCTAGGAGTGAGGATTTTGGGTTGAGCTGGAACAGGCTTGAGCATGATGGAACTCCTACAGTCGTTGTCGGAGTTCGCCGCCTTCGTTACCAAGCAAAGGGTGGCGAACCGTGCGCAGGTTGGTAAACCGGGGACGTAGGAACCCGGCAGCCCCGAAGGACTCCCACGCACGGCCCGCCATAACGCGGGCACAAAAAAACGCCTGTTCGGCGTCGTGCGCCTACATCTACTCGGGTTACCAAGCCCGACCGCTGAATTTGCAGCGGCACGAGCAAGGTAGCTCCGAAGCAGGCGGAGTGTCAACGGTATGGTGATACTGCTCCGTGCATCGACCACCTGTGCATTCCGTAGTAGCGTATGGCCTGCATGGAGCAGTTCGGCCTATTGGCGGCAACCAAAAGGCCGACCATCGCACTCAACAGGGCACAACCAAGGAGTGTCAGGTATGAAAATTCAAGGTGCGGTTATCAGGGAACAAGGCGTTACGTTCGCTGTAGCTATCGTCAAGCATCACATCACAAGTTCTAACCATGAAGCCGATAAGGCTCGCGAATCGTTGCAAGGATACTTTCCAGGGCTACCGCTTGTTCTGGCTTCACAGGACTCCCGAGGTACTTTCCGGTATCACGGTCGAACCGATCTGGCCAAATTCCTTGCAGCAATTCACCCTTCTCGGATTCCTTGGCGGGAATACACATACAGCTGATTGTTTCCATACCATCCTCCACTAAAAAGCCCCGCGAGATGCGGGGCCGTTGAAAAGGCTCACAATGCTTGAATTCTTGGCCAACCCACCATGGTGGCTCCTGCTCATCCTGTCCGTTGCTATGCCAAAGCTGTGGGATACAGCAGTCCGGTACTCTCCACGCCTGATGGACCATACGAAGGGCGCGCTCAGAAGAAAATGGCGGCGCCACAACTGCAAGCGGCTAAGGAAAATAAAGGCTCTCCGTTTTGACAGCATTCTGATTACGCGGGAGATCAGTAAAAGCTACGCCTACATGACGCTGTTCGTACTTTCGATATTGCTTTATGGCATTGGCTTGCTATTGATACCTGCACCGCTGCGGGAGACGAGTGCCGGGCTTTCGTTCTGGGGAATATCTACCGGTCTGCCAATGCTTGCTTTTGAGTGGGTCTGGCTGACATCCATGAACAAGGTCGACTCTTTGCTTCATTACAGGGCAAAGATTCGCCGACGCAACAATCGGATGATCTAACTTAACAAGGCAAGGACCGCCATGACGAACCCCGCCGACATCATCACTACACTGCACATCCGCTACCAGCGCGGCTGTGACGAGCCCACGGAACGTGACGTCTCGGTCACAGACTTCGACCCTCACTCAATCTCTGGCCATTGTCACCTTCGAGGTCGATACCGCACCTTTCGCATTTTTGACATTCGCGCTTGCCACAACACAGCAACCGGCGAGGTGGTAGAGAAAGAGAACATCCCCAAGCACCTGTACGCTCTATACAAAAAGACCCCGCGCTATACGCTTGACGTGCTGCACCGCAACCACCTCGAAGCGCTGCAGGTGCTGCTGTACGTCGGCAGGGCTGATGGCCAACTCCGCGCCGCGGAACGCAAAGTCATTACCGCTGCCTGCAAGGTGCTTACGGGCGACGTGAGAATCACCGAGGAAATGGCTTCAGATTTGATCAACTCCATCAACATCCCCAGCCTCCACGGCTTCAAGGTCGCCGTCGGCCGGGTGGCCAAGCGCGGCAACCCTGGCATGATGAAGCGCCTGATGATCGCTTGCCGCACCATCGTCAATACTCAGAACACCGTCACCGCCACCGAGCAGGAAGCCTTAGACTACCTGATCAAGCGCTTCCAACTGCCACAGGAATGAAGGATCGACTATGGAACCGCTCAGCACCACCACCGCTCTCGCCTCCATCATCGGCCTGATCGGCCAGTTCAAGTCCGGTCGCGACAGCGCCAAGAGCCAGAGCTTCGATGAGTTCATGCAGTGGCTCGCAGAGAGCAATCATGCCGAGCTCAAGTCCATGATCGAGGCCAACCACGGCACGACAATCAGCATCAAGGCCATCCTCCACCAAAGCCAGGAAGCGCTCAGCGAAAGTCTGAGTCGCATCGACAATGCCCTTGCAGCCATCACGACCACCCTCGCGGGCTTTGGCGAGCTGAGCAAGAGCATTCGGCCGAACGCTGTGCTATCCGAGCAAGCCATTGGCCTTCTGAGACAAATTGATGAAGCCCAGGCCAGCAAAGTATTGCTAGTTGAGTTTCTAGACACAGGATCAGAGCTATTGCTTCTAGATGGTTCAGGGGAAGGCATCGAGATCCCGGAACCGCGCTTCCTTGAAGCGGACATGAAAGCGCTAACCGATGCTCGGCTACTGATCCCCGGTCGCAACTCCAGCGGTAAGCCTATGTGGACATTCACTCGAGAGGCAGCCGCATTTGTTGCGTCACTTCCCAAGTGATCTAGCTAAAGCACTCTGAGGCCAGATCAGCCGGAACGACGGCGCGTCAACGGTATAGTGATCTGTACCTACTAGCCCAAAGCCCATCGGTCGGTTCCAGTTGTTTGCCGAAACCAGCGTTGGCCCTGGATAGATGCACAGTTTCTATACCAAAAGGGATGTAGTAGCTTTTTGCCACTCAAACAATGACCATGGAGGTCATATGAACAGCAAGCCGGAAGTCAATATCACCGATGCCATTCATCAAACCAACAACACCCTTCTCGCATTGGCTAATGTGCTCTCGAAAGTCGCACCCGAGTTAACCAAGGGTTATCTCGGCATGGCAATCCATGCCTGTCGTCAAGCCAATTCCGGCGATCATCTGCCGACAGAAATATTTCAGAAATGCTTCCCTGGCGCGCCATTGCCCATCGCGCTGTCCCCAGAGGATTTTGCCAAAAAGGTCCAAGAGGCCCAGGAAAGCAGCCGGACGTAAAGCAGAAGCCCCGCATTTGCGGGGCCTCTTCGAGGACGTTCAGTCCTCACTTTGCGGCTTGTGCTTCTGTGGGGGGCCGAACTTCTCAAACGCCCTCGGGACTACAAATACCGCCACCATACCTACCAAATCTACGGCGGCGATCACGCCTGCCACCACAGGTGCGAAAGGCGCCACAATGGCCGCAGCTCCAAGCCCAGCGATAGCGATACCGAATCCCATCCACTGACCACGGCGATCCTTCTGGATTGCACCATTCAAACTGAGTCGCTGCATGTCATGGACATGCCTCTGATCGTCCACAGCCATCTGCACGATATGCTTACGCGTCTCGGGATCGAATTTATTCAATTGATCCGGATGGGGTAACGGGCCGCTAAAGCTTTCGCTCTGCATGGCCATCTGAAGCATGAACTGACCACCGGAGGGTGGCAAAACCTCGCTAAGCTTTTTCTGCTCAGCCTCCGTGAGCCCCCCAGAACCGAGCTTGGCGAGCAATCTCGTCAGCTCAGTTTCCTGAGCGGGGCTCAGGACATCCAGCTGGCCTGAGTCATCAGGCGCGTCGGGCAAACTCTCGGACTGTGGCTTCTGCATTGCGCTCAATTGCCTTGTTGATCCTGCCACCTACCGCACGCCATGTGGCGCCCAAGCGCTGACTAGTAGTGCCCCTTGGCAGGTACTCGGAGTAATCACCATTGGGGAGGATCTCCATCACACTCCCCATAGCCAAGAGCAAATCCCCCTCAAGCGTTCTGGGTTTCATGAGCATTCTCCTACTGGCACAAAAGCCCGGTGGTCAAACCAGCCGGGCCATTCAAATTTTCGTGCTCACATCATTACGCACGTTGAACTCCACTTCAACATCCGTACGTGGAAAAGTGTTACGAGCCGCACGACCCAGCTGGGTCGTGCGGCAGGCTAGCAGCGCGTTCGACCCACCACAATCGAAAAATACGCCGCTTGGATCTACTCCAACGAGAAACGCATCTGATAGCCGTTGCCGGTTTGGTGCTCCTGACGGCGCACGGTTAGCGTGACGTCGCCGACCGTAGTCGTCGCTTCACGCCCACCGGTAATCGCCGACGAGATGGCCGAAGGAAGTCGTTTGCCCAACGCGTTGGTGCTCAAGCGTTGCGAAACCTGCAGGAAGATCTTGTTCGCTTCAGACATCGCTTGCGGTGGGTTCACGTCCAATATCACCTGGAGGATCGAGGCGTTGCCGGCGTGGCCTCGGGCTTCATAGGAAAGCTGATGCAGGGGGCCAACACTGTCACGACCGAAACCCCGTATCTGGCTGGCACAACGCCCTTGCCCTTCATCATCCACTTGCCAGCCATTGGTTGGCAGTTGTTCTACAGCCAGGTAATTACAGACCACAGCGGGATCGCTGGAGGGCAGCGCCGCGTGGGCAATCCCGCAGCAAAACATTGCGATCATCAGCACAACTTTATTCATACATTCATCCTTATCGCTGGAAGTGCGCGGGCAAGGCCTATGCCCTGCCACCGCATATTCACCATGCATCAGGTCATTGAGAACCCAAACGCCACCTAGGCCGCCTCGCTGACGATGTTCATCTCTCCGAGCGTTACGCCGCCACCTTCTCCGCCTGGCGAATGGTGTAGTACTGCGACAGGTCTTCGCCGGTGCGGGTGTAGTCCTGCAGCAGCTCGAAGGTCACGCTGTAGGAGACATACTCCTCACCGTTGAGCGGCAGCTCGGCGATGTCGTCGAACTTCACCCGCCACAGCGTTGCGTCATACGGCAGGCCATCCTGTGCATCGTTGAGCCCCGCGAAGTGCAACTGCTGCTCGGTCGGCGCCGACTTGAGGATCTCGGCCACGCTGGCTTTGATCTTGGTGTAGCCAGCGATCACGCCGCGGCTACCGATCGCGGAGCCGGCGGGCAACTGGATGCCGTAGGGCGTGACGATGTAGTCGACGCCAGCATCCATTTCATCACCCGCCGCCACGGTGATGGTGAATGCATCATCAGCCACGAAGTCGCTGCTGCCCGCGGTAATGGTGAAGCTCAGCCCGGCCGCGCTGAACGCCTCCCCGACTGTGCCGGTACCCAGTACCTGATCGCCAGCATCCAGCAGGGCGAACTCGGTGGCGCTGGTGAATTCGACGGCGTAGGCGCCCGGCACCGCTCCGTTGACTGCCACCGTACCGATGGTGCCATCGCCGGCATTGCCGGATTCCGCCACGGCGCTGGCGGTAGCCGGCGGCGACACGACGGTGACCGGTTGCGTGGTATCCACCAGGTTCTTGAACACGATGTGCTCGGCCGCGAGGCCGCCAGTAGGGTGGGCCTCACCCTCGACCGTGCCGGCCGGCACGCCGGTGACCTCCGCGCGGATGACCAGGGCGAGCTGCGCCGGCCCGCAGTCGTACAGGGTGAAGCTGCCGGTGATGCCGGTGATCTGGCTCTTGGCGTTGTTGTTGCCGATGCCCGTGCGGTAGTTGCGCAGGGTTTTCTTGTCGGTGGCGTGCTGGATGGCCAGGGCGGTGGAGTTACCGACCTCGACAACACCGCGCTGGCTCTGCCAGGGCTTGGCGCTGAGCACGCCGAAGCCCATCAGCGAACGATCTTGTGCATGGATCATGTGTTTCTCTCCTTGGGCCGCTACTTGAGCGGCTGGACGTAAGTGATTTGCAGGGGCATGACGTGAGCGGCCCAGCGCCGGCCCTCACCGGGCGGCACGGGCGTCTCCTGTTGGAAACCGGCTGACTGGACACCGCCGACGCCCTCCAGCCCGCATTTCATGCCAGCGGTGGAGACCTTGACGGCGAGCCGAGTGGCGCGCAGGCCGGCGGCGTACTGGCGTTTCTTGCTGACCAGCACGACGCTGATCACCACCTGTTCGCGCAGGCTGTTGGGCATGCGCGGGTGCTGGCCGGCGACCTCGTCGACGGTGCCGGGCTGCAGGACGATGAATTCATCCGGCAGCCCCGCATCATCAGCGTCGAGCAGGGTGCGCACGTCGCCCTCCTCGACCGGCTGGATATCCGCCAGCCGGGCGATCAGCGCCGTGATGATCTCGCTCTGGACGTCTCGGATTGGCATGTCAGGGCACCACGTAGAAGGTGATCAGGTGGCCGTCGTCATCGGCGATGCCGTCGATGTGCCAGGCGCGCCCGTCCATGACGAAGGCGCCCTTCAGATCGAGCGGCTGCAGCAGGTGTCTACGCACGCAATGCGTGCGGACCCTGTCGATGGCGCCGGCGATGGCATCGACGCGCTCGGCATCGAGATCGACGATGACGGGCACACCCTCGGCCAACACCTCGCCCGTGCGGGAGCGGTAGTCGGCCGTGCCGTCGTTGAGGCTGTCCATCACTGCATCGTCGAGCGCGGCGATGCAGTCACCGAAGCCGGCCATGGTCAGACGGTCAGCTCGATGACCGACAGCGGGCGGGTGCACAAGTGCAGCGGGTTGGACTGCGCCTCGCCGTCGACGCCCTTGTCGAATTTCATGCGCTCGAGCTTGGAGTAGTACGGCATGCCCTCGGTGTTCACCGTCTCCATGTAGTCGGCCGGAGCGAAGGCGCTGATGAACAGCTCCGGCACGCCTTCCGGCACCACGTGGGCGCGGTCATCAGACACGAACGGCTGGCCGCTCAGCTTGCCGCGGTAACGCTCCCAATAGATGCCGCCGTGCTCGAAGCCCTTGCGCCGATCACCCCGCAGAGACGCCGCTGCCTCGCTCGCCAGGTAGGTGTCGCGAACCTTAGGGTGGGAGGTAAGCTTTTCCCAGAAGACCTTGCCGCAGTATGCATGGGCGCCCGTACTGGTGACATTGCCGAGGGCATCTTCCTGGCGATCCAGCACCTCGACACAACGCACGCTCACGTCAGTATCCAGGTCATCCAGTTCCATGCTGAAGGCTGCGGGCCGTGCGATGCCGAAGCGCTGGAAGATGTCCAGCAATACCGACTCGCCATCGGCATCGATCACCAGCCCCTTGATGGCACCAATGCGCTGGTACTCGTGGGTCAGGTCGAGCTGCAGACGCGTTTTCTCGATTCGCCGAGCGACATAGGCCTGGACCTGCTCCAGTTCGGTCAGGCTGCCACGGGCACGGATGCCCTGGATTTCATCCGCGAGAATCTGGAAGGTCTGCGGCAGGTGCACGGTGTTGAACGGGATCAGGGAGCGCTTGTCGGCAATCACGATCTGACCACCGGCACCGCGGGGCTTGGCTTCGACCAGTTGCAGGGTCATGCCGTCCTTCTCGATCTGCACGACGGCGCTGGTGACGCCACGCTCCTCGAACAGGTTCGCCGCGGCGATCTGTCCCGGCACGACGTGGTCTTCGTTGATGACGGCGAGCAGCGCGTCAACGCCGAACGCCTCGTCCTGGAAAATGCTGATTTCGGCCATGGTGGGCTCCTAGAAATGCGAAGCCCCGCAGATGCGGGGCTTGGGGATCAGTGGAAAAGGGCTGGTGGTCAGGGACGAACGATGATGCCCTTGGCGAGCAGATCGGCGCGGCCATTGGTGTCCAGGCCGATGAGCAGGCGCTCGATCACCTCGGCGTCACGCAGCACGCCAACGGCCCGAACGTCGTTCACGCTCGCATCCACCGAGGCGTACAGGATGCCACTGGCGGAGCGGCGGCCATCGTCGGTGCCGTCGTCGTCATAGGCGGTGTACTCGCCAAGGTTGGCCTGCACCGCAAGGGTGAAGCCGTCGCCTTCGGCGAAGTCGGTTGCGCCAGCAGACAGAGTGAAGGTCAACCCGCCACCGGTGAACGCCTGGCCAACGGTGCCGGCACCTACGACCTGGCCGGACGGGTCGACCAGTTCGAACGCGCCGCCATCCTCCACGGCCTCGGTGATGGTCAGCAGGTAGTTGCCGGTGACGGCCGCACTGGTGACGGTCACCGAACCGATGGTGCCGTTACCGGTATTGCCACTGTCGGCGGTAGGGGTCAGTGCGTTGGAGGCCGTGATCAGGGCGATCAGCGTGCCGGCGACCAGGACGCCGGAGCCGGCGCCGATTACCACCTCCTCACGGCTACGGGTGCCATTGGCCTCCGAGAGGAGGAACTCGCCGGCGTACGCGCCTTCGGTTTTGATGGTCATACGTTGTTTCCTCCTTTAGAGGCTTGGTTGCGACGCCGGGCGTAGACCTCGCTCGGCGTCGGGGGTTGGGTGGCGGAGGCTTGCGGGGCATCATCGAGTGGCGGACGGTTGTCGATCTCGACCTGGCCGCTACGCTGGGCGAGTTTGTCGAACAGCTTCGCCCTGGCCTGTTCGCCGGTCAGGCCGGCTTCGATCAGCGCCTTGGCCTCATCCGGCAGCTTTGCCACCAGGCAGGCAGCGCGGACGTCTTTCGCGCGGGCCAGGTGAGCCTGCACCACCTCGGAACTGGCCAGGGCGCTGGCACGGATCAGGTACGAGAGGCAGTTGCTCAGGCCAGCCTGCTCGCAGTCCCTGGCCAGCTGGGCAGCCAGCTCGGCGGCTTCCGGGGTATCCGGCACCGGGTCGGGCTCAGGGGCTGGCTCGGGTGTTGGATCGGGTTCTGGTTCGGGGGTGGGCGCCGCTTCCGGTTCACCGACCAGGCGCAACGCGGCCTCGGGCACGTTGCGGTAGCGGTTGAGAATCTTGCCCAGCGGTGCGTTGTTCACCAGCGGCTCGGCTTCGCCGAACACTTCGTCGACGAAGCCGTGGGCCTTGGCCTCGGCAGCGGTCAACCAGGTGGTGTCGTTGATCATCCGGCGCAGCTCAGCGTCGTCGATGGTCAGCGCCCGGTGCTGGTAGCTGGCCACGATGCCCTCGAACGCCTTGTCCATCATGTCGGCCATCTTGCGCAGCTCGTCGCTGTCGCCGGCCATGAAGGTCCAAGGGTTGTGGATCATGAACATGGCATTGTCGGCCATGGTCACGCGGTGCGCCCCGCACACGGCCACGCTGCCGGCACTGAAACAGGCGCCGTCGATCTGCCCGGTGCAGCGCTCGCCCAAGGCGCGCAGCGCGTTGTGGATGGCGATGCCATCGAAGAGGTCGCCGCCCACCGTGTCGAAGTGAACCAACACCGGCGACACGCCGTCGTCAAGCTCTTTCAGGTCACGGATGAAGTCGCCGGAGGTCACGCCCCAGAAGCCGATCTCACCGTAGACGTAGACCTCGATGGTCCTGCCACCCTCCTCGCCGGCGGCCTGGATGCTGTACCAATGTTCGGCGTTGAGATCGGGCGCCCCTTCGGCACGGTTGAAGATGCGCGGCTGCTCCAGGGGATTGATGCCCAGGCTACCCAGCATGATCGCCAGCGCCAGGCGGTAGGTCTGTTTGTTCATCGGGTTTCCTCTTTCTCGGCGGCCAGCGCAGCCGTGTCGGTGGTGTAGTCGAGCCCGAGCTCGGCGGCCCGGGCGTTGTCGTCGGCGTTTTCCTGGTCGATGACCTCGGCGTCATAGCCGCTGCGCAGCGCGTGTTCACTGCGGCTGGCAAGACCGCCCTTGATCTCCAGCAACTTGCCCTGGACGTCCTGCACGGGGTGCATGTAGGCCCAGCCCTGGGGCACCCAGCGCGTGCGCAGGTAGTCGCGCCGCTTCACCTGGTAGTCCGGCAGGTCAATCGCACCAGAGAGCCAGGCAGCATCGAGCCAGGCAGCGCGAACGGGACGGCACAGCTGGTACACGTACACGCCGAACTGCAGCTGCTCGATCCGCCGGCGGAATTCGTTGAGCAGCACGCGCAGCACGCGGTCGCTGATGTCGGCCATGTCTCCGGTCAGCAATTCGTATGGCAGTTCGATACCCGCCGCGGCGGCCAGCAGTTGCTGCCGCATGAAGTCGACGTAGGTGTTGCCGGCATCCGGCGGGTCGGAGAAGACCACCTCCTCACCGTCCATCAGCTCCTGCATCGTGCCGGGCTCCATGGCGACCATCGGCACGCCGTCGGAGTCGCTCTCGAAGGGCTTCCCTGTCAGCGGGTCTGTCGCCGTTTGCCCTTCCGGACGGGGCTTGGTGATGAAGCCCGCGAAGAGGTTCGCCACTTCCTGCCGGAACAGCACGGCGTCGTCGTAGTTGTCCAACGACTTGAGCCGCAACAGGACCGGAGCCAGGCGAGGAATGCCGCGGAGCTGGCCTCCCTCGAGCGGCTCGAAGATGTGCAGCACCTCGCTGGCGGGGATGCGGTGCAAAGCGTTGTAGGTCGCCCCGGCAGCGCGGGGGTCGCCCGGGTGGCTCTTCCACATCCAGTACGCAACACGCCGCCCGACCTGGTCGAACTCGATGCCGGCCCGCACGACGTTGCCGCGGCGGGTGACGAAATTGCGGTCCAGCGGGACGAACTCCGGCGCGAGGATTTGCAGTTGCAGCGGCACAGCCAGCCCGTCATCCGCGCGGCGATAGCGGAGCCGCACGAAGCACTCGCCGGACTCCTCGACCATGCGGGCGATGACGTTCTGCTGGCCGTAGAAATCGGTCAGGTTGTCGGCGTCCGATTCATCTACCCAGTCGCTCCACAGTTGGCTCAATGCGCTGCGGATCGGCGCATCCTTGATCTGCGCCCGCGGTGTGATGCCCGTGCCGATCAGGCTGCTGACACGTTTGGAAATGCCGCTGGCTGCCCAGGGGTTGTTCCGCACCGCGGCCTTCGAGCGTTTGCGCAGGGTTGGCAGCGCGGGGATGGCAACGGCGTTCAGCGCTGCATCCGGAGCATCCCAGCCCTGGGAGCGGCGGCCCTGACCGGCGCCTTCGTAGCTGTTCACCACCTGCAGGCGAACAGGTTTGGCACGAACTCGGTAACCCATCATGCCCCCTTTCCACGGCTGTAGAGCCGCACCTGGCGCGGTTGGCCGGCGCGGGATTCACGAGCGGCGTCGGCCTCGTACTGCGATTCGAGTGCGCGCAGGCTGGCGAGCGCTGCGCGGTCCAACCGGCGGTCGCCCTTGCTGACACTCTGCCCCTTGTCGAGGATTTCCTTGATAGACGCCCGGACCTCGTCCAGGCGCTGTTGTGCGCTTGCCATGGGGCGCCCTCTTGTCATCGTTTCAGGTAGGCGCTGCGGGATACCCGGCGCGGCATTGGTTTGGTAGCAGGCTTGCTCGGCGCCGATGCAGCCGGGCTGGGCTTGGCATCTTCGGCAGGCGCTGGGGTACTGCCCGGCGTCGGCTGGGAAAACAGGCTGCCCTGGCTGACGGCGCCGCGGAGCTTGGCCCACTCAGCCTCGTGGTAGCGGTGCAGCCCCAGGAACTGGGCGGCAGCCTGGTTGTAAACCAGCAGGTCGAGCACTTCGTTGCGCTCGGCCTTGCCCTTCACCCAGACGGTGCGCTTGTAGCCCTTCACATAGACGGTGACCTTGCGCTCGGCCACGGCCTGCTCGTAGAAGTCGTCGGGCAGGTCAGTGGAGAAATGCAGCGCGCCAGGCCCTTCGGCGAACGGGTAGCGGTTGTATATCCAGTCCTTGGCGGTGTCGGTACCGATGATCCATAGCTCGGCGCCCTGCTTTTCCGTCTGGCCGTTGTGCTTCACGTCGACCTTCGACGGACGTTGCGCCAACACGGGTCGGCCGGGCTTGCTGGCCCCCTTCACGGCGAACACGTTGCGCCAGCGGCGCAACCGGGTGAACTGGTAGACCTCGTCGGTGTGGTGGCCACCGGAGTCGATGGCCGTGGCGCAGATGGCCATTTCAACGCCGGAGGCGTGCCGGTACCGGCGCTTCAGCCGCTCGTCCAGCGCATGCCAGGTACGCTCGTCAGCCGGGTCGCCAGCCACCACCTCGAAGTCCACCACCCAGCGCTCTAAGCCCTCACCCCAGCCGATCACCAGCATTTCCAGGCGGTTATGCTGCACGTCCACCGAGGCGGTCAGGATGAGCCCCCCGGGCGGAACCGCGCCCAGGCGGTAATCCTCGGCACGGGCTTTCAGCTCGGCGGCCTTGGTCATCTCCTGGGCGGCATCCCACACCAGCGCCAGGCGGGTGTTGTAGAACACCTGCATGGGCTCGTTATCGCCACGGTCGGCGGCCACCTTGGCCTTGTCGTATTGCTTGGCCAGGCTCTGCCAGGAAAGCCAGCCCAGCGGCGAGTACAGGGCATTCAGGTGGAAGCCCACCGTCTCGCCGTCGCCCTTCGCCGTGGCTCGCCACTCGCCAGCCATCAGCATGGCCGTCTTGTGGTGCTCCTCGATCAGGGCGCCGCAGTCCGGGTTGCTGCACAAGTAGTCGACGCGCGTGTAGTCAGACGACCACTTGAGGTTCGCCCACTCCAGCACCTGGTGATGCCCGCAATGGGGGCATGGCACGAAGTATCTGCGCTTGTCGCTGACCTCGTAGAGATCGTCGATACGCGAGACGCCCTTGAGCGTCGGCGAGCTGGAGAAGTAGAACTTCGACTTGCGACCGAACGTTGTGCCGCGCGCCTCGGCCAGCTCGATGGGATCACCTTCGCTGTCGACGTCCACGTCCCAGCGATCGATCTCGTCGCCGTAGATGTAGCGGGCCGCAAGCTCTGCCAGGTTGGCGGCCGAGCCGGCCGTGGTGCAATACAGGGTGCCGCCCTCGAATTCCTTGGTGTCGAGGGTGTTGCGAGCGTCGCGCGAGCGGGGCTTGGCGACCCTGCTGGACAGCTCCGGTACAGCTTTGATCGTCTTGTCGATCCGGCTGGAAACCCGGCGAGCCAGCTTCTCGCTGGGCAGCAGCGCCAGGATGTTGGCCGGTGCCATGTGGATGTTGCCGCCGATCCAGTTGAGCGCAATCTGCGTTTTCATCATCTGCGAGGCGACCATGGTCACCACGCGCTTGCACGGATGCAGCGGTGACAGGCAGCGCATCGGCTCACGCGCGAATGGCGTACGGTCGGTGTGGTACTTACCGGGCTCGGCCGCGCCGGTGTCCTTCGGAATGCGCTGGTATTCGTCAGCCCATTCGTCGATCCACAATTCGGGGTCCAGCTGCAGGCCCCGCTGGTATGCCGCACGGTACGTGGCGGCACCGTCGGCATACGGGTGTTGCATGGTTAGTTCGGCTCCTTCGCTCCCTGTTCCAGCTCGCTGTCCAGTCGCACCAGGCTGGCGGCATCCTCGAGGACGCTGCGCAGCAGCTCGGTCAGGCGACGCTCCATTTCCCAGGTGTCGGTGATGGCAACCAGTTCGCCGGCCACCTTGGGTGGCAAGCCGAGCACCAGATCGCGTAGCGTGCGGGCGGCAGAGAAAGCGGCACGATCAACCGCGGCGCGTTCAACCAATTCGCCGCGCCCCTTCAGGAATTCATCCTCGGCCAGCAGCGCCAGGTAGTGTTCGCGGTGTGCCCGAGCCTTCTGGTAGGAGTCACCGCCCGATGCAGCCAGGGGAGCCAAGGGCGGCGCTTGAGGGGTGATCAGCGCATGCACGCCTTTTTCAGCTCGGTCGCGCTGGTGGCGATCGGCAACGCCGGCCTTGCTTGGGTCGGCGGTGTCATTGAGAAGTGCCAGGGTGGCCTCGACCTCGACCTTTCCGGCTTCGTTCAGGACCAGCCGGCCCTGCTTGCCCAGTTTGGACACGTACGGCCGAGACCAGCCGCGGCTATCCGCGAACTCAGCCTTTGTCATGACCGTCATGAATTCACCCTGTTAACCCAAAACAAGCACAGGGGGTTAACTGATTAACCCCTGTTAACTAACCTCCAGAGCCAGCCACTACCGCGAGAGCGGGGCTCGAATTACCCTTGACCACCCGCCCACCCTGGGGCCCCCGGCCGCTGCTGTAGCACGCCACTGACGTCAACGGCGCCCCCGGCTTCGGAGGGCGGGCAGCCGGCCCGACAGTGCATCGGCGATCGCCTTGTCGATGTTCGCTTCGAGCTGTGCATCGTTTTCAGCGACGCGGCGCACGACATCGAAGAACCTGAAGCGCGTGCGGTAGCTTGGCTTACGGCGGGAGAACTGCAGGACTACCCGCATGACACCTTCGCCGCGCCGCTCCGCGATACCGATAGGCACCTTGCCGCGCTTGATCACAAAGAATGCAGCCGCGTGACCTTTCGCCTGTGAGCGCCGACTATCGGTAGCGTTATGATCTGAACCAGACTTGTTGAATGCGCCCAGTCCTGACAGCACCTCATTCATCCAGGCACGCCTTATTCCTCCATTCGCATCCAGCGGTGTCGCATCGGTCGGCACAATGAACTGCCCAGGCCGCAGAATGCCGCGCTGGCGCAGCATTTTCTCCGAACCCTTGACCAGTCGACTCCCGCCGAACACTTGTGGGCTGAACCAATCATCAAAGCCGCGGCCATTGCCACCCAGCTTTCCGTCCTTGACCCAGAGTGCAGCCTCGGTATCTGCCACCGTGGCGTTCTTCATGTAAATCGAGTTCAGAACCCACGGGGTAGGAGAGGTGAAGACATCCTCCATCTCCGCCCGCAACGCTTGCCGCGCCTGGTTCGCCGTATGGTTCAACGCATCGGCCAGCGCACGAGGCGCCAGGCCCTTGCCGAGTCTGTCGAGCGCAGCCAGTGCATCGTCAAGGTCGCGGGCATGGATCGCGCCGCGCACTACTCCGCGCCTCGGTTACCCGGCACATCGCAAACACCCGCCCGCTTCGCCAGCCAGCGCGCATACAGCCCGCTCGCCACATCGGCACCGAGGCACGCGACCACGCTGCCCAACGCCCCAGCCGTCAGCAGGCTGGAGCCCCAGGCCGTGGCCAGCAGCACAGTCGCCAGCCCGAACACCGCACTGGCGCCGAAGCGCAGCAGCACCCGCTTGATCAGCTCACCCACTGCCATGCCGGCAGCATCGGCCCGCCACATCTCCCCGGTCAGCCCGGCGAGCGCCACAAGGATCAGCAGCCAGGTCGGCAGATCAGCCAGCGTCTGCTGCACCTGTTGTTCGGTAGCCATGCGCAACTCCTCGGGGCCGGAAGCGAAAAGGCCCCGCCGATGTGGCGAGGCCAGAAATGACAAACCCGGCGCGGTGGCCGGGTTTGTGGTGAAGCCGCCTAAGCGCACTTCTTCGAAGATGGCTGATTTATACCCCTCCAATCTCATGGCAGCAACCCGCCACCACTGCCACCCCTGCAATCAACGGTGACGTACCGGAAACGCACCGGCAATCAACGGCAATATCACATGACTGGCTACAGCGCCGCAGGCAGCAGACCTACCAGCCCCTCCAGACTCCAGACAGGCGAGACGCTTGAACACCGCACAAAACAAGGCGCCACCCCACTGTCCTACCTTTATTAACCTTTCCCCCGTATAGAGAGAAAAAGATAACGCTGCGCGCAATGCGCGCGCGTGCATGTGCGCCCTACGTGCGGGCACGGTCAAACGGCGGGGAGGTGGGACGACTCCAGGCACTGCGCGGCGCGCGTGCGTCTTGCCCGCAAAAAAGCGGGTGGTCCATGCCGGGACGCGGCACCAAATCACGCTGCGCGCTCCAGCAGCATACCAGCGATTGCGACATGCGCAGCGCCGAGCCGCCGATAGAACTGGGCACGACTACACCCACAGTACCGCCACTTCTGGTGATCCAGGCTCTGATGGTTCAGGTAATGCTCCCGCACCACCACCGCCAGCTGCGCGTCCAGATGCTTGTTCACGATCAGCTCAATGTCCGCGCTATACGGCAGCAGCATGCGCGAGCCCCCACCCTTGGCGCGGATCAGCTCCCCCTTCGAATCCATCAACTGCGCGATCATGCTGCCACCGGCCCCGCCAGCACCTGGCCCGCCGTGCATATCAATCGCCCACAGCCGTAGCATCTCATCCATTTCGGGAATCAAAACGCCGTCTCCTTCTTCGGCTCCGTTTGCGGCTTCGCGCTGGGCTTCCACGCATCCGGCTTCATGTACACATAGCCGCGCGTCCCGCTGGGCGTCATCCCTCGCCGGCGCCGCGGCCACTTCAAGCGGTGCATGATCTTCCCGACCCGCATCTGCGCCGGCTTGTCCCAGTGGCTCGGGTCGATGTTCAGCGCCTTCTCCAGAATATGCGCCCCCGTCACGCTATCGCCGATGTGCTGCTTGGCCAGGTACGTGATGATCGGTTCCTCCCACATATCGGCCTGATAGCGCTGATCCTGCTCGGCCGCGAACAGCTCCGCCTCGTCGCGCTCCACCCACCAGACATGGCCGGCCCGGTAGCACGCCACCGCCTCGGCCCACAGCTGGTCGCGGTCAGCGCGAAGCCCTTCCAGATCGACCTTCGTACACATCACCGGCCAATAGCGGCGGTTGCCCGTGTCGTCCTTCAAGTATTCATCTTGGTTCGTGGTGCCCACGAACACACACTGGCGCGGCACATCCAGCACCCGCCTACCGTAGCTCTCCCGGTAGGTATCCACCGAGGCCGAAAAGAACTGCTTGGCCCGCGTCGACTCCGCCTTGTTGAACGCATCCAGCTCGCCCAGCTCCACGATCCACTTGCCCCGGATCGCCTGATAGCCATCCTTGTCGCCCAGGTTGAACGGCGTATCCATGAACCACGCACCGCCCAGCACAGACATCGAGGTCGACTTACCCGCACCCTGAATGCCTTCGAGGATCAGCACCGAGTCGGCCTTGCATCCGGGCTGGAACACCCGCGCCACGGCGGACAGCATCCAGCGCTTACCGACCTTGCGCGCATAGTCCCCATCAGGCACCCCGAGCCGATCCTGCAGCCACTGCTCCAACCGCGGCGTGCCATCCCACTCCAGCCCCTCCAGAAACTCGCGCACGGGGTGATAGGCATTGTCATGCGCCACCGAGTTGACCGCCTCCAGCACCATGGCCGACTTCACGCGCAGCCCGTACACATCGGCCAGCCACAGCGTCACCTTGATATCGTCCAGGTCGCTCCAGTCGCCCGTCCCGCCACCATAAGGCGGCGTTCGCAGCTTGCGGATCTTCGACGCGAACTGGTCATAGGCGATCACGCCCTGCCAGCGCTTGTCGTTCCCCAGGATCAGCGCCACGTTGTACGGGTGGCTGATCATCCCGCCCTTCTCCGAATATTGCAGCTTCTCCTGCCAGCTCTCGACAGTGGACGGCCGCACCACGGCGAGCACCTGGCGGCGCACCGCCTCCAGTCCTTCGGCGGCGTGCAGGTCGTTGAAGTCCGTCCACTTGTCCTCGCGATCGGCATCGAAGATCGGCTGCACCACCTCCCCGCCCACGATAAGCGCCGCGTTCTCGGCCTTGATCTTGCCCACGTTGACCAGCTTGCCCTGGATCACAGTCTTCCAGTCATCGTCAGCGCAGAACACCAGCCGCCGGCCGGGGTAACGCACCCGCAGCCCCTCGGCCACCGGCAGCAGATTGCCTGCATCGAAGCAGCACGCCACCGTCAACGACGTGGCCATATGCAGGCTGGCCCCCGTCGCGTACCCCTCACACACCAGAATCACGTCACCCGGCTCGGGATCAGGGCCGAACAGATGCACCGCGCCCTCCTTCTCCACCCCAGCCGGCCAATAGGTCTTGTTGCGCCCCAGCTTCAGCTGTACCTCGGGGAACAGCACCTGCAGGCCGACAATGTCCCATGTCTTCACGTTGCGCATCGGCACCAGGGCCGTGCCGCTCTTGCGCTTGTAGCGCAGGCCGAACCCGCCGACGCCCTTGTTCACCAGGTACTGGCAGGTGCCCTTCTCCTCCAAGTGCTTCCACATGCCAGCGGCGCGCCGCGCGGCAGTGCGATGTTTGCGCGCCTCGGCCTCGGCCGCCTTGCGCTGGCCCTCCTCGGCGCGGGCCTTCATCACTGCACGGTCCTCGGCTGTCAGCTTGCCGCCCTTCGGCTTGATCTTGTGCCAGCTGCCCTTCTCGCCCGAACGCCAATCTCCGAAGGCCCCGCAGAAGAACGTGCGGCCGTCGCCGGTCAGGTGCTCATAGATCACATACCAGCCGGTCTTCTCCGGCGCCTTGTCGCCCTCAACTTCGCAGCGAGTCCGCTTGCCGATCACCAGTGGCGTGGTCGGCTTCAGGTCGCCGGCCTGCAGCTGGGCCAGCACATCGTCGAGCAGTTCGTGACGGTCAGACATTGGCAACCTCCACACGCTTCGGAGTAAATCGAGAAGGCAACCAGTCGCAAGATTCATCAGCAGGAATGTGGCCGAACATCAGAGTGCAGCGGCGGCAGTGCACACACTCCGCACAGGTCTTACCTTCAGGCAAATCCATGTCGTCACCTGTCCTGGGCAAGGGGTTACGGTCAGCCATTACCCAGCCCTCCGCTCGTGATACCCCTGGCACTCCACGCACAGCGTGCAGCCCCGCCCTGCCAATGCCAGCCGGCGCCCCTCGGGGATCGGCGCGCCGCAATCCTCGCACTCCTCGGCTACCGCCCCCCCCATGGCAGGCGTGCGCGCCGCCAGGTGCTGCTCCATCCGCTCCAACACCAGGTCGTTGGCCCTATCTGCAATATCAGCCATGGCACACCCCCTGCTCCCGGTTGGCCCGTCGCACCGCGGCGCCCAGCCGGAACACCGCGTGCACCAGGCGCTCGGCCATCAGCTCGAACTCGTCCAGCTCGTCGTCATCGATGTCGCCATCGTCCAGGCTCTTGCTCAGGTGCAGCGTCAGCGCGCTTTCCCGGCCCAGCATCTCGCTGATGCCGTTCAGCAGCGCCCGGGGCGTATCCGTCTCGCGCAGGTCGGAGACATCCACCCCGACCCAGCCGATCGGATGCAGGAGCGCCTCGACGATGCGCGGGTCGCGGGTCAGATCCAGGATCAGCTCCAGGTCGCGGATGTTCGGCGTGTGGGTGGTGTTGGTGAGGCTCAGCTTGTGGTTGAGCGTGGTGGGATTGGTGTCGCCGTCGACGGCGGCAATGGCGGTAGCCCCGCCTGGATAGTCACGTACCGCATGGTGCAAAGCCTGCGGCAGTGTCAGCAACGTGCGCCGCGCACGTTCGTTGGAGCAGAACCGGAATCGGCTCATGGCAGTTCTCCCAAAAGTCTGCCAGTGACCCCGGGTCGACTGCTTGATACAGTTGCGCCGTGGTCACTCGTCAGGTGGTCACATGCAACGGCCGATCTGTGGTGGAGAGACCGTTGCACCCCGGTGGCGAGGTCCATGCTCCGCATGAGCCCCGCTGCTACAGCCCGCCCGATCTGTGGTGGAGACGGCGGGCAACCCAGGGCATCCGTGCCCTGGTCCGACAGCACTGTGGTGGTGTGTGTCGGGGACCCGGACGGCTGATGAGGCCGTCCGGTTTTTTATGCTCAGGCAGCTTCGGCCCGGCGATCACCCTGCCGCCGATCGCCGTTGCGCCGCTCGCCCTGGCGGCGGTCGCCTTCGCGACGCTCAGTGCTCAGCTCAGCCGGAGCCGGGAAGAAATCTTCGATACTGCCAAGCTGCCCATGCCGATTGAGGGCAGCGGCAATTTTTCTGCAATCGGCAAGACGTGGCACTCGCCTACCAGATTCATAGTGTGCAATTGCCGCCTGGGTCAGCCCCACTTCAGCGGCCAACTGCGCCTGGGTCAGCGATGCCAGCAGACGCGCATCTTTCAAGGTGGCCATATCGGTCTCCGGTCATTCACACCAAAAGACTACATATCGTAATGATTAAAAGCAACACCCATTACAGACCGTCTATGGCATCACAGAATACGTGTCGTAATAATCGCCAGATGGAATGGTATGACGCCGTCCGAGCCCGGCTAGATGAGCTCGACATCAGTCAGGACGCTTTCGCTGAACGCATTGGCGTAACGCAAGGCGCGGTAGCCCATTGGCTGGCCGGTCGACGCGAGCCGAAGCTTGAAGTCATCAATCGCGTCCTTTCAGAGCTGGGCTTACCGCAGCTGATATACCACCATCCATCCGAACTTGAGAGCGGCCCGGAAATTCCACAAAAAGCCTGGCGAACCGTCGCCATCAAAGGAACCGCGCAATTGGGTCCAGATGGATATTGGGATGCACTGACCACCGCAGATGGCTGGCTCGACGTACCTACCAACGACCCCGACGCCTACTCGCTGCGCGTAAAAGGCGACTCGATGGCACCCGCCATCCGCAGTGGCTGGGCGGTCTGGTGCGAACCGAACCATACGCTGATCCCCGGCGAATACGTGATGGTGCGCCGCATCAATGGCGAGTGCATGGTCAAGGAACTGCTCTATGAAAACCCGACCGAGGTCAGCCTGATGGCCGTGAACGACGGCTATGGCCGGCTAACGATACCCAGGGAAGAGATCGAACAGATTCACTACGTCGGCGGCATCGTGCCACCGAGCAGGATCAGATACTAAGAGCGAACCGCCAACACAACCCAGCAGCAAAGGAGCTATGCTAATGTCTGATAAAGACCGCCGCCCGCCCTCTCCGCCGCCACGGCCAACGCCGCAAGACAGGCCCACCCCCAACCGAGATATTTTTCACGATAAAGGGAGCGGCCCCAATACCATTTCTGAGAGCCGGCCAACACCACCGAGACCGAAGCGATGAATGATGCCGACAAGGTTGAAGACGAGCTCCACGAACTCCGCTTTTATGTGCAGCGCTGCATTCGCTACCACATGCGCAGAATGTCGTTTTTTATGCGCTGGAGCCGCTTTACAGCCTTTGTCGGCGTTCTTTTCGGCTCAGCCGCCGTTGCCTCACTGTTTGTTAACGCACCAACGGCTGTGACAGCTGCAGCTGCTCTACTGGTTACAGTCGCCTCTGCCATAGATCTGGTTATCGGGACTGGCCAGCGCGCTTCGCTGCATGCCGATCTGCGCAAATGTTACCTTGGCATTGAAGAGGACATAATGGCTCAAGGCATCCCAAACCTTGAGTCAATGAGGACAATGCGTAGCCGGATACGGCGTATTGAGGCAGATGAACCCCCGACCCTGCCCGTGCTTGAACTGCTCGCCCGAAACGAGGTGATTCGTGCGATCTATTCCCGCGAAGAAGCCGCCCAGTATCTATCGAACATCCCCTGGTACATGCGCTGGACTGCACACTGGATAGAGTGGGACACGTCAGCCGCATAGGCCCAATGCTTCACAGCCCGCCCCGGCGGGTTTTTTCTTGCTCAAGATAATTACAGACAGTATTGACCGATAAAGCACGAACTGTAATTATTGCCTCGTCTCTCCACCACAGAGCCGAGGTAAACCATGTCCACCACCGCCACCCTGCACGTCCACCCGGCGTGCGCCTCCAACCGCAACCTGATCGAACGCCTGCAAGCCACCACCGGCATGCTCGTCGTCATCAGCAGCGGTAAGCCAAAGCTCCAGGCCCGCACCAAAGCGAACACCACCCCGACCGATCCCTGGGGAGGTGACGCCGCATGAACACCACAACCAAAGCCGTTTCGGCATGGGGGGCCGAGGCTACGAAAGCCTTCTACGTTCGCCAGGTGCTGAAATCCATCCGCGACTGCCGCGAAGCGGTCACCGATTCCACCGCGGACGATCGCAGCAGCCACGCCCACGGCATGATTTCGGCCGGCCTTTTCCTTGATGCACTGACACAGGACGAATACGACCGCCTGTGGGACCTCGCATCGAATGCCTGGCACTACCGCTTTCATGAACTACTGCACGGCATCTCCCCGCACACCTGGAAGCCGACCCCGGCCGCACAGGAGGCACGCCCATGAGCCGCCTTCTCCTCAACGCCGCCGCGTTCATCCGCCTGCAGGCCCAGGTGCGCCTCAACGGCACCTTCCAGCATCGCCTTATGGCCGAACACCCGCGCCGCAGCGTGCTGGTCACTGTCGCGATCGAGCAGTGCGCCCGCGCCCTGCACGTCGAGGTCACCCATAACGGCACCCGCAACGCCGTCACGCTGGACCGCCAGCGCCGCGACAACGCCGCCCGGCTGGCCCAGTTCATCGAGGAAACGGTGAACGGTGACACCCAGTTCAGCGTGATTGCGCAACGGGCACCGGACAGCGACGAGCACCTGCTGGTCAGCAACATCGAGCGTGTGCTGCGCCAGGCCATCCGCTACGGGCAGGGCACCTACCTGTTCGACGCCGACGACCTGTGGCCGGAGCTGGACATCAGCCGCAATCCACACGGCAGCTACATCGCGCAGATCCGTCTGGCGGACGCCACCAGCATGATCGTGCTGCCGGCCGACACCCAGCGCGCCTATGCCCGGCTGGCGGACCATCTGCAACAGTTCCTGCAGGGCTACCGCGACGCCCTCGCGGCGGCAGCGTAGGGAGGTGCCCAGCCATGAGCCTATCCCTCAAGTTCGCCGCCCAGCGCCTCGGCCTCGGCCATCGCCAACTGATGCAGCGCATGCGCGACCGGGGCCTGCTGACCGAGCACAACCAGCCGGCTCACCCTGACCGGGACAAAGCGTTTCTCGTCACGCGCGAGAACCAGTACTACCACCCGGAATACGGCATGCAGTACCCGCGCACCACGCGGGTGACCCATGCCGGCATCCCCTGGCTGGCTCAGCAGCTCGGCATCGATCGCCCGCTGCCCGAGCCGCAGCCGGACCCGCGTGATGTCGCATAGCCCCCCCTCGGCATGGCCGCGCCAGTACGCCCGCCAGATCCTCGCCATGCAAACAAAAGAGGAACGGCGGGCGGCACTGGCCGAAGTGCCCGAGCACCTGCGCGACCTGACGCGCGCCCACGTAGAGATCGCCTGGAACCACCCCAAGGGGAACACCAATGGACAGCAAACTGATTGACGCCCTGCTGATCGAGCTGCTGCAACTGCCCGAACAGCGCCGCACGCCGGAGAAGGTTCTGGCCACCCTGACGCTGGCGGCCACGGCCGCCGGCGTCTCCCTCACCACTACCGCCGCGCCCCTGCAGGTCGAGCATCTGCAACTGGCTGCCGCCCTGGAGCGCCTGGCCGGTGAACTCGGCAGCCAGTACCGCTCCCGCGCCATGCTGCGCCTGGGCGCTGGCATTGAGGGCGTCGAGCTGGGCGCCGTGGTCGAGCCGCACGACAGCAGCTCGCCCCTGCCCCGCTTCGTCGCCTTCGGCGCCAACGCCCGCGCGGCGCTCGCAGGCATCAACCGCGAGATCCGCGCCAGCAACGCACCCAAGGCCCGCGCGCCGAAGCCACGGCACAACGGCAAGCTCAGCCTGCGCACGCTCGCGGTCCAGCTCGATAAGGCAACCGCATGAGCCAGGCCCAGCACGAACTACGTCTGCGCCCTGCGCCGCGTCCCGGCACCGTGGAACTGCTCTACCGCACCCTGGGCGACGTGCTGGTGCCCGTCGACCAGGTGCGCGCCCGCTATTTCCGCAACCTCAACGAAGACAACTTCGCCCGCGCCCTCGCCGCCGGCCGCGTCCCGCTACCCGTCACCACCCTCGACAGCAGCGCCAAGGCCGCCCGGTTCATCGACATCCGTCACCTGGCGGTGCTGATCGACCGTGCCGCGGAAGCCGCCGATGCGGCGCTGGACGATGCGCTCAACCCGGCAAAGGAGGCATGACATGCACCCGACCACCCGCCCCAGCATCGACCGCCTGAAGAGGCAGGCCAAGGCGCTCAAGACGGAAGCCGGCATCACCACTGCCAGGCGCTGCACCTGATCGCCAAGAACCACGGCTTCAACACCTGGCACGGCCTGCTCGCCGCCTACGACAAACAAGCCGCCAACTGACACCGCTGCCACCACCAGCGGCCACCACAAGGAGCACCACCATGCAACTCGACACCCACCAGCTCTACGCACTGTTCTCCATGCTCGCCGGCGCCATCGTGCTGCTCGGCCTCAGCTACTGCGCAGGACTGCGCACCGGCCGCGATGCCGGCTACAAGCAAGGCGGCGAATCCGCCAGGCGCTACGCCAAATGCCTGATCAAGGTCACCAAGGCCGAGATCGCCGAGCTGCGCGGCATGCTGGAACGCGAGGAACAGCTCAGCACGAGCATACGCACCCGCCTCGACACGCTGCGCACCGCGTTTCATCAGGAACAGGCCGAGCACAACACCATCGTCCAGGACCTGCTCGACGAGCTGCAGCGCGAACGCGGCAACAGCCTGACCCTGGACGACTGCCACGCCCTGCGCCGCGCCGCCCGCCTCCTCGGCCACGCCGCCGACCAGGTACGCAAAACCGGCACCACCAAAACCAACCTCGCTGCCGAGGCGCAGAGCCACGTCAACGCCATCGCCGAGCGCCTGCATGCCGCCCTCGCCGCGCCGAAACTCATGGCGCAGATGGCGGACAGCTGTATCACCGACACGGACATGATCGAGTGGCTGGACAAGCACGCGGCCTGCTGCGGCGAGCCGGAAAGCGTAGTGCTGGAGTTCCCCGTCGCAGTGCCCGTCGCCGGCCTACCCCATGTGCGCGACATCCTCGTGCTCGCGATCGAGCAGCAACGCACCCGCCAGCATGAAAACCAGCTCGACCGGGCCGAAGCCCATGGCACCTGGGAACGCGTCGACGACGCCACCCAGCCCGCTGCCGCGCAGTGCATGTGAGGTGCCGACCATGATCATGATCCGCCGCACCTATCCGCTCGCCCGCCTCAGCCCCGAGGCGGGCGGCAAAGCCCTGCACGACCTCGACCGCGCCACCGCGCGCATCGAGCAGCTGCAGACCGAACACAACGCCCTGCAGCAAGCCATCCGCGCCGACCTGGGCACCGAAACCCTGTGGCGCCTGCAGGCCATCGCCCGCAACGCCGTCGCCCTGCAGCAGCTGCAGGAGGAGATTGCCGCATGACCACTCACCTTCAACCCTGCCCCTGCTGCGGTAGCGCTGCCGCCTTCCTCGAAGCCGTCCCGGACGGGTGGATCATCACCTGCACAGGTGAAACGCCCTGCATCGCCACCGCCGAAATCCGCTGCACGCGCGGCGAAGACCCACGCCCGGAAATGGCGAAACAGTGGAACACCCGCCACCCCGCGCAGACCGAGCAGCAGCACCCCGACGATGCGGCCGTTGATCGATTCGCAGCAGCGATGAAGGTCAAGTTGGCGGCGAGTCGCGCCAAAGGCCGAGGTGGCTGGGATGACCCGAACGTATGCTGCGTCGAGTTTCTTGCTCAGCTGCTGGTCGAGCACCTGGACAAAGGCAACGCCGGCACATTTGAAGACGTGGCCAACTTCGCCATGATGCTCCACCAGCGCGGCGCGGACCCGAAGGTGCTGGCCGAGGCCGCCGAGGCGCCAATCAGGAAAGCGCGGGGAGAGGCGCTGGAACTTGGAGTCAGGGCGCTGGAATCCAAGACCGCCCCGCAGCCGGAGCAGAGCGGGCCAATCGAGGAGTTCTTGACCGAGGTTCGTGCTGAGCTGATCCGCGCCCGCACCAAGTTCCCCGGCGACCGCATCATGACCATCGCACTGGCCGAGGAATTCGGAGAGCTGTGCAAGGCGGTCCTCGACGAGAGCGCGGCCAACGTGCGCAAGGAAGCGGTTCAGACAGCTGTCATGGCGGCCCGAGTAGCGCTCGACGGTGACAGCTCTGTCTGCGAATGGAGGCACGAGCGAGGCCTCGACCCCCTGCCCACCGGCTCGCCCGAAGGGCTGCTGCGCTCCGCGCAAGGCGGTGCGGAATGACCCTCGCCACCGCATCCACCCAAGTCCCGGCCGTGCGACAGCACGGCGGCGGCCGGGCACGTCGCGCCCTGCTGACTCAGCACCCGAGCGGCCGCCCTACGCGCTCAACCGGTGGCGAGATAAAGAGTCTCTGCTGCGCAGCAGCAGGCATTATTGCTCTTGCCTCCCGCCCCCGCGGCGCCCGCGCATACCCCACGACAGGCGTGCGCCGCGCCGCGCAACCTGCTGCATCGCTTCGCTCCCCGCACCGCCTGCACGCGCAGCCTGTTAAGGGGTATGGGCACCGGCCACAAGGCGCGGGGCGTGAGCATGTTGTAACACCGCATACACGGTGCAATATCACTAAATCATTGAAAGCTGCGTTGTTCGGGCCTATGCTCTCGCCTGTCCCGAGAGGGATGGAGCGTAAGAACTCCAAGGTGAAGCGGCATACCGCACCCGAAAGCAATGCGGTTTTTTTGCGCCCGTGTCATGGCATAGCTATGGCCGGGAGGGCGACGGATACAAGACCCGAAAGGGGAAGAAGTCCGCTCGGCTTCACCCGAGTTCTTAACCTCCCGGCCACCATGCCGGCGCGCGTAAGAACGTTCCGGCTGGTGCTTCAAGCACTCGTGAAGGAGCGTTTTGCATGACCATTCGCACCCAAGTTGCGCCCACCGTTGCCGTTGAACTGATCAACGGCCAGCCAACCACCACCAGCCTCGACGTAGCCGCCCACTTCAAGAAGCGCCACGACGACGTTCTTAAGCGTATCCGCGCCCTTGGCTGCTCCCCCGAATTCACACTCCGCAATTTTGCGGAGTGTTCCCGCAGAGGGGCAAAGAACAAGCCCGAACCGTACTTCCGCCTGACCCGCGACGGGTTCACCTTCCTCTGCATGGGATTCACCGGCAAGGAAGCGGCCAAGTGGAAGGAGGCGTACATCAACGCCTTCAACCAGATGGAACAGCAACTACAGCAGCAGACCATCTCCGCACACGACGCACTTCCACAGCCAGCCCAGGAAGAACTGCTCACCCTGGACTATGACGGTCGCCGCCTGCGCATCCTGCGCCTCGACGGCATGCCGTGGCTGGTGGCAGCAGACGTTGCCCTGGCACTCGGCCTGCGCGATTCGCACATCATCCTGCGCCGCCTCACCTCGGCGCAGCACCAGAAACGGCTGGTGGGCAAGCAGCAGCTCAACATCATCAAGATGTCCGCCGTCCGGCAGGCAATGCTGATGGCAAAGCCGGAGCGGGCCAGCCCGTTCAGCCAGTGGCTGGACCAGGCGCTGGAGTTCCAGCAGCTCCCGGCCATGCCGGCCACCCAGCCAGACCCCGGCTCGCTGCTGCGCGGCATGCTCGCCGGCAACCGCTTCATGTGCCTGCTCGACAGCATGGGCCGCATCACCCTGCGCGAAATCCCCGGAGACCACATCATCACACCGGTCGGGCAGATCCCAAACTGGATCGCCGACCCCGCCGGCGCACAGCCGGAACTGCTGCCGAAAATCCTTCATGCAATCAGCCAACGAATGGGGGCCAGGCCATGAACGCTGCCGCAACCCAGCCGCGCCTACGCCGCTCCGCCACCCGCAGCAACGTCCCGGGCGTGCTCTGCATGTCCCTGCTGACGCCGCATTGCGACATCTGCAACCGCCCACGCACCAAGGGCAACCACACCGCCTGCTCGCGCCAGCGCCAGGCCATGCATCGATCAAAATGGGAGACACAGCAGTGAGCGCTCTCACGCCTATCAGCCTGGCCGGCGCGATCCGCTGGCCATTCCAGCCGACCGACATCCTGCTCGGCCTGCTGCACAATATCGTCAGCGTTTCGGGCGGCAAGGACAGCACCGCATTGCTGTTGCTCGCCATCGCCATGGACGCCCCCAACCTGCGCGCCGTGTTCGCCGACACCGGCAATGAGCACGAGCTGACGCTGGAATATATCGACTACCTAGAACACGTCACCGGTATCACCATCGAACGGCGCTGCGCCGACTTCAGCCAGCAGATCGCCCGCAAGCGCGAGTTCATCGCAACCAAATGGCGGGCGCAGGGGGTGCCGGAAAGCATCGTGGACGCCGCCCTCGAGGTGCTCCAGCCTACCGGCATCCCCTTCTTGGACCTCTGCCTATGGAAGGGCCGCTTCCCCAGCCGCAAAGCGCAGTTCTGCACAGAGGAACTGAAGCGCAACGTCATCATCGAGCAGGTCATGCTGCCGCTGATGGACGGCCAGAACATGATCCTGTCCTGGCAGGGCGTGCGCCGCGACGAGTCAGAGGCGCGCCGCTACCTGGCCGAGTGCGACACGGTTGGTGGTGGCCTCTACAACTACCGCCCGATCCTCAAGTGGGACGTGGCCGCCGTGTTCGAGGCCCACCGATATATGGGCATCAAGCCTAATCCGCTCTACAGCCTCGGCGCCGGCAGAGTCGGGTGCATGCCCTGCATCAACTGCCGCAAGGGCGAACTGCGCGAGATCGCTGCGCGTTGGCCCGAGGTCATCGACCGCATCGAGCACTGGGAAAACCTGGTGCGCCAAGCCAGCAAGCGCGGCGGCGCTACGTTCTTTGCTGGAGCGAACCCCAAGCACCAACAGGGCTCGATCAAAGAGATGAGCGCGGCGGAGATTGTCGCTCTCGCCAATATCCGCCAAGCCGTCGAATGGTCGCGCACCACCCGCGGCGGCATTCAGTACGACCTAATCGCCAGCGACGGCGAAGCAGACGCATCAGCCTGCAGTAGCGCCTATGGACTGTGCGATGAGGGTTGGTCGGTCTCTGAACTCAAGGAGGCATGCTGATGCGCACCAGCACCGAAAAAACCTTCGCAGCACGAATTTATCTGAGCGGCCCCATTGAGGCTGCCAAACAGATACTCCGTCAGGAATGCATGCGTGAAGGCCTCTGCGTGACGGTCGAGCCGACCACGTTCATTTATACGGGCGGAGAAGAAGCGGGCTATGTAGTTGGACTTATCAACTACCCACGCTTCCCGTCCACGCCCGAGGCGATCCGGAGCCGCGCCCGGCATATTGCTCAATTGCTGCTGGAAGGGACGTTCCAGCATTCCGTCCTCATCAGCGACAGCGAAACGACCGAATGGATAACCCTGCGGGAGGATGCGGCATGAAGGAATCGGTACCCAACCCCCGGCTGGAAGGCGCACGTATCAGCGCGACAGTCAGCACCGGCTTCACCACCACCACGGCGGACGGATCGCCGGCGCGGCTGGCCATCGTCGACGAGCAAGGCCACGTCATAGAGGCCGGCGCCGGCGTGGCTTGGGCAGCGTGGCGCGTGTGCGTCGAGGTGCAGGAGAACTTCTGGCAGGGGCAGGGCCATCTGGTGGTGCACGACAGGCCAACGGGCGACCCAGAGCTGGCAGCAGTACTGATTGGGAAGGCGGCATGACCGCTCATCAACACTATTCGACCGCCTGTCGCGTATGAGCCGATTGCCTCCCGGATTAGGCGCACTGGCCCAGCATTAGGAATAGGAGACACATCCGAGTCGGGCCCACTTGAGGGTACGGATAGGCCCTTGCAGTTTTGAGAACGCCTGTACGGTGGATGTGTCGCAACCCAAGGAGAATCCTATGCACACCACCGTAGCGTCCGCCGTTCGGGCGCATGTTGTAGCACCGCATACACGGTGCAATATCAATGTACCGTTGAAAGCTGAGTCGTTCGGGCCTATGCTCTCGCCTGTCCCGCAAGGGATGGAGTGTGAAGACTCCGAGTACAGCGGCATCCGCACCCGACAGCTTTGCGGTTTTTTTGCGCCCGCGCCATGCGTTATGGCCGGGAGGGCGACGGATACAACACCCCGAAAGGGGAAAGAAGTCCACCGACTGTGCTCGGTCTTCAACCTCCCGGCCACCCGGCGGAGGCGTGTGAAGACGATTCCGCCGAGTTACAAAACTCGCACAGGAGTCGCCTTATGACCGCATCCGTCCCTGTCCTTATGCTGGGCAAAATCGCAGTTCGCCAACACGATGGGCTGTATTCCCTCAATGACCTACACCACGCTGCTGGTAGAGAGTCCAAGCACAAGCCCAGCGAATGGCTACGCAACTCGCAAACACAGGAGCTTGTTCAAGAGATAGGCAAAGCGGGAATTCCCGCTTTGGCGGTCCAGAGGGGCGGCACAGCACCCGGCACCTACGCCTGCCGTGAACTAGTCATCGCCTACGCCGCCTGGATCAGCCCAGCCTTCCACCTGAAGGTACTTCGCACGTTCCTCGCAGCGACTACCCCGCAGCAGCCTGCCGCTCTGCCAGCCCCAGCCGGGGAAGAACTCCTCACCCTGGAGTACGAAGGCAACCGCCTTCGCATCCTGCGCCTCGACGGCATGCCGTGGCTGGTCGCCGCCGACGTGGCCCTGGCGCTCGGCTTGCGCAACTCCTATGTCATCCTGCGCCGCCTCACCCCAGCACAGCAGCAGAAGCGGCCGGTCGGCAGGCAGCAGCTCAACGTCATCAAAATGTCCGGCGTCCGACAGGCGATGCTGATGGCCGAGCCGGAGCGGGCGAGCAAGTTCGGCAAGTGGCTGGACCAGGCGCTGGAGTTTCACCAGGCGCCGGCAACCCCGGACACTCAGCCTGACCCCGGCTCACTGCTGCGAGGCATGCTGGCCGGCAACCGCTTTATGTGCCTGCTGGATGGTGCGGGGCGCATCACCCTACGCGAAATCCCCGAGGACCACCTCATCATCCCGACGACACAAATACCCAACTGGATCGCCGACCCTGCCGGCGCGCGCCCTGAACTGCTCCCGAAGGTTCTGCATGCGGTCAGTCAGCGGATGGGTGGGTAAATTCATTACTCAGAAGAAAGCCGCCCTCAGGCGGCTTTACTTTTGGAGGACGGCTTCTGATCAGCCTGTTTCTGCTGCTGGTTTGGCTCTTCCGGTGGTCGACGGCCAACGACGAAAGCACCGACGATGCTGGCGAATCCGACACCACCCATCACAGCAGCGGCCCAACCCTGGCCGTGCCAACCCAGAGTGACAGAGCCGACAACAAGCAACAGGGCGATAATCAGACCATAATGCTGGCCACGACGGCGTTCCTTGACGAAGTTTTCAGCAACATGCTGCTCTATCGCCATCGCCTGCTTTTCAAGCCCATGCCGGTGCTCAGTCTCTTTCTGGAATGACTCGACGATGATCTGAGCCAGCCCAGGATGCACCCGGTCGTACTCAGCCAACATCTGGGGCGGCGGCAAAGGCCCCTCAATGGACTGGGCTATGATCTGTTGCCGCACACTGCCTGGCTCGGTGATACGTTCTACCTGCCCTTGACGGTGACTATGCGTGCTCTTTTTCCGATTTGACACGGTCGGTTTTGCCTTCGTCCATGGCCTTGTAGAAATCCCGACCGATAGCACGGACATCGGAGCGAAGAGCTTCCAAGTCGCTCCGACGGAAGTCATGCTCAGATACCCGATACTGCGAATAGCAGCCAGAAGCCGGGTAGATGACCAGTACGGAGCCTATTCCGGAGAGTATGTTTTTGAGCATACGATTCACGTTTGGTTTCCGTTGGTTCGTTTTAAGCGGGCGCAGCATTCTACAGCTACGACGCCTCCTGCTCAACTAAGACACCTCGTTAGCTGCCTTAGTTTCTTACTGTATATACACTACGCTGCCTACCAGCGATAGCTTTGTACCTACAATACTGCAACCGACTGCTACTGAATACCACCGTCCTGGAGCCTCGCGCTCCCGGAAACCCAGGCCCCCGACCGCCGATCCACCTCCAGCATCACTCGCTGACCCGCACGTGAAACCAATAGCAGCGCGATCGTTTCTGACTCAGCGGCCGGCACCACGCCACGCATATACACCACGATGCGGCTGAATGTATCCAGGATCAGCTGCCGCAAATCTTCTCGCGCCGGGCTGTACATATCCTGAGCCTGCAGGGCCAGACTCCTCCACTGCTCTACACCGGCCGGCGAGTGGCGCTGCCCCTGCACTGCTATATCCCGCTCCAGCCGCTGTACCTCGCCCTGCAGCTCCAGCAGTTCAGTTTCCAATTCGCGCGCCTTGCGCACGAACGCCAGCGGCGCGGCGCCGCCATCATCGGCCAGCAGCGCCTCGGTCACCCTGGACAACTGTCGCTCAACCTCATCATGCCGATGCTGCGCGGCCTGCAGCATCTGCCGCAGACCTCGGCCGTCATCTACCGGGACCATCAACCGCTGCAGGTTCATCTGGTCGGAGCAATAGGCAAGCAATGCCCTCTCTATCGGCACAACGCTACAGCTCGCCGATCGGCAACCGGTGCCGGTGCTGTACGAGGTGCAATGCAGCCTGCGGTGGCCGTCGGCCAAGGTGCCGTCTTTCCGCGCTCGACTGACCAGGTTCTGTGCGACCACAGCCGTACCGCAGTAACCACACCAGGCAATACCCAGGCCGGTAACCAGCCCGACTATATCGCTCCGCCCCACCCGACCGACCCGCCCAGCGACCTGCCCTTGCAGCTCGGCATACTCCGCATCACTGAGCAGGCGCGGATAGTAGTCCTCCAAAAGATATGATTCGGCATCGACACTGATGCGCTTGGCGCCGCGCAATGCCGGCAACTTGATCAGGCGATACAGCTGCTGGCCGCTGATGCTCCAGTCACCCAGGTCGTAGCCGCGATCCTTCAACAGGCGCACCGCCCGGGTCGCGCCCTCACCACGCTGGTACAGCTCCAGCGCGTAACGAACAGCCTCAACGCGATCGGGGATCAGCTCCCAGGCCTGGCCATCCCAACGCATCCATTGAGGATCTCGGCCGTTACGGATCAGCCCCCGGTATGTTCCAGCGATCCATCCTTCGCACTGGCGCCGGATCGCGGCACGCACGCGCTTGCTCTTGGTATCGGACTCCTCGTGAGCGCGGATCATCACCAGCAGGCTGTAAACCAGATCCATCGGCTGCGCCTTCAAGCCGGCCCGGTTGTACTCCCGGCCGTCGCTGGCCGTCACCACCGTAATGCCCGCGTTGATGATCTGAGCCAGCTGCGCCTGCGCCTGGATGGGTTCCGCACGACTGAGCCGATCGAGCCCCTCGACGATCAACACGGACCCGCTGGGAATCCGCCCCTCATCTATAGCCCGCAGGAAGGCGCCAAGGGCGCCTTGTTTAATGTGCTGCTGGTGATATGCCGAAAGCCCTTCGTCGCGCAGCGACAATGATTCATCCAACTGCAGGCCGCGCGCCGCGGCCCACTGCTGCGCGTACTGTAGTTGACGATCAGCACTGCTACCCGTCGCCTGGCGGGGATCGGAAAACCTCAGATAGCTGTATACTCGCGCGCTATTTTTTGCCAT